ATTGAAATATACCGATAATAAAAAAGTTCAAGAGATTAAATATTTTAATGAAATATTTATCAAAAATTTAGATATATGGGGATTTGTAAATGTTTATATACCAATTCTGGAATTTTTACATAATAATTTTGCGGAATTATCAAAAGAACAGGAAGTTATTATACATAATATTAAAGATATATATTTTATTCTCTTAGATAATAGCATTAAACCTATAAATATAAATAACTTAATTGAAAAGTTGGAATCATTCAATTCATCATTACGATTTTTGAACAATAATAATAATAATAGTAATAATAATAAAAATGTTTCTGTTAGTCATATTAAAACACCAATAATTTCAAAAAAAAATGACAAAATAAGTGATAGAACTAGAAAAAATAAAAAAAATAAATTTTATAATAAAATTATAAAATCATTGAAGAATATTAAAATTCTTCATAAAAATAATCTTTGGATGTAAAAAATGTATAATAGTATATATATGAAATTAGAAATTGTTATTTTAGGATTAACCATATTTTTTATTTATAATGCTTATCACGACGGTAAATATTTAAAAATGATATTTTATTATAAAAAATATTTCCATATGGGGTTTTTAGCACTTCTAGGATTTTCACTATACTTATTGATAAAAAGAAATCCATTGCAAACTAAACAAATACTATTGAACGCAAATAATATGGTTAAATATATGCCAATAGATAAAAGTTCAATTGATATGATAAGTCCAATTATAGATTTTACAACTGGCGCCCAATCATCTTCTATACCATTGTCTAATCAGGATTTTTCTTTTAATGGTGGTGCACCTATAGATAGGAGAATTTTAAACTCTGGGTCTAAAGGAACTAAACGGTCTGTTAGCGAGACTAAAAAAAAATACGTAGCATCTATGCAGAATTGGAAATGCGGCAATTGTAAACAGCAATTAAACCATACATTTGAAATAGACCATAAGGTTAGACTTGAATATGACGGAAGTAATAATGTTGATAATTTAGTTGCTTTATGTAGAAATTGTCACGGAGAGAAAACAGCAATGGAAAATATGTAAATTAATATATTATAATATATTAATATGGTTTTAGAAAAAAATGAAACTGTTGTTAACAGGATTTATAATATGTTTAAAAATAAAGACAATGAAATAAAACTAGAAAAAGATAAAGATTTTCTGAAAAAAAACAATGATGTCATTAAAAAATATATTATGTTGAAAAATAAATATAATGAAAAGAAAAAAGAAAAAAGCAACAATTTAGTTGAAGATTTAAAACAAAAAGAAAATGAGAGAGAGATACAAAAGTTTATTAAAGACCATTTGGATATAATTAATGAATATGACAACTTAAAGGAAAAACAAACACAAAAACAAACACAAAATAAGAATACAAAGAATTATATCACATCATTTGGAATAGAAATTATATTATTTTTATTATTATTCATATTTTCAATAATCTTTTATATTTATTACAATAAAGACCCATTTAAATTAATAAGTAACTACAAAACAGCTATAATTTCATTTATATTAATAATAACAATTTTAATATTTTATTTCAATTTAAATACAATTTTTAACCTAGAAAATATAAATTATAATTTTGAAATTTTCAAACATATTTATATATTAATATTTTTCATAACAATTGTTTTTTACATTTATAAATATTTCACTTACTATGATAAATTTGAGATTAGTAGTTATTTCAAAATGCCATTTTTAATATTAGTTATATCATTTATTATTTATTTGTGTTTGTTAATATTAACATTTATTAAATTCAAGAGTTTCGTTTCTAATGATGGAAAATCAAAAGAAAAGTTATTTAAAGAAACTATTAATTATTTTACGAATTTAATGAAATACTTTTTATTAATAGGAATTCCATTGACCTTTATTATTTTATTAATTCAATCATTAGTTTATTTTATATTGAACTCAAATAATTCTTTGAATGGAACTGTTAAATTTATAATTAATGCAATAGTTATTATTTTTATTGTTGGAATTATTTTGAAATATTTTGTTTTGAAAGACAAGAATATAATCAATAAATTGCCTAAATTAAATATAGATATAGATTATAACCAAAATAAGGAGTTTTTTAAAGTATTACTTGGAGTTATTCTATTATATTTAATTTATTTTATTGTATATCCTCGTATAAGAAGTTTAATTGAAAAAAATTATTTACAAGAAGGTGGATTATTATTATTAAATCAACCTATATATACAAATAAAGAGAATATATTAGCAACATACAATCAGTTGAATACAAATTATAAAGATGAAAATAATACAATTACTTCTTATGATTATACATTTTGTATTTCATTTTGGTTTTATATAGATAGTGAAGCTCCTAGCACAAGTAGTTCATATAATAAATATACTTCAATATTAAGTTATGGTAATAAACCAAGTGTTTTATATAATCCAAGCATAAATACATTATTAATAACTATGGGAACACAAGGATTAACCGACGAGGAATTAAATATATTGAAAAATAATAAAAATGTAGATTTAGACGATAATAATAATATAATAATTTACAAAAAAACCGATATTTTATTACAAAAATGGAATAACATTGTTATAAATTATAATGGTGGAACATTAGATATATTTTTCGATACAAATTTATTAAAGTCATACAGTGGAGTAATTCCCTATATGAATTATGACACTTTATTAGTTGGTGAAGAAAAAGGCGTACGTGGAGGTATATGTAGTGTTCTTTATTTTAGTAAAAATTTAGATTTACAAAAAATAAGAAATTTATTTTATTTTGTAAAAGATTATACACCACCAGTTTATTCAAATTCAAATAAAACAATAATGAATAAATTATGATTTTTTGATTTATTTTCGAAGATATAAATAATAAAATTTCTATCATTATATTATATTATGAATATTAGGACAATATTGATTATAGTTATAATAATTATTATATTATACTATTTGATTCGTTGGTTTACAAGTGACCCTACTACATTGACTACAATTATGTCTGGTACTACCCAAACAACTATTGATTATTCTTCATTGTCTAAAACAGAAAATGGTTCAGTTCCAAGCAATTTTACTTATTCTATGTGGTTTTATATTAATGATTGGAATTATAGATATGGTGAACCCAAAGTATTATTTGGTAGAATGGCTTCCACAACTGATACAAACTCAAATTCAACATTAGAAGGTGTTTCGGGGCAAGGTCCGTGTCCTGTTGTAGTTTTAGGAGCAATATCAAATAATTTAGATATTGCAATGACCGTTTATCCATCCTTAAGCAATGAATCACAAATAACAGATAACACACAATCAACAATTCATCGTTGCTCATTGTCAAATGTACCAATTCAAAAATGGGTGAATTTGTTAATTAGTGTTTATGGTAGAACATTAGATGTTTATTTAGACGGAAAATTAGTAAAAACGTGCGTATTACCTGGAATTGCAAAGGTAAATAATAATTCAAATGTTTATGTTACACCAAAAGGAGGATTTTCCGGATGGACTTCAAAGTTCCAATACTTTCCAAATGCCACAGACCCACAAACCGCGTGGAATATTTATCAAAAAGGACCAACAAATTCATTAAGCAATATTTGGGGTAATTATCAAGTTAAAGTTGCTGTTATTGATAATGGAACAGAAACAGGTAGTGTAACTATTTAATTTTTATTTTTATAATATATATATATGGATAATTATTCTAATGTTAAAAATGGATTATCAGAATTTTTAAATTCAAATAGTTTAGTGGCAAAAGTTGCATTTTTGCTATTAGTCGCATTTGTATTTGTTATGGTATTACAAATATGCACCACAATAATACTCGCATTTTCGAATCGTAAATCATCATTAACAAAACTTACGAATGGAATGATTGATGCTACTCAAATGTCGATAGTCCCTCAAGACCCGTCAGCATACGGTGCAAAAACCCTTCCGCGCTCTGTAAATCAAAATGGTGGATTAGAATTTACTTGGTCTGTATGGTTATTTATCAATGATTTAGGTAATCCAGATGGTAAATACCACCATATATTCCATAAGGGGAATTTGAATACGGAAACAAATGGTTTAAATTTTCCGAATAACTCCCCTGGATTGTATATATCTCCAAATAAGAATGAGTTAACACTTATTATGAATACTTATGATGTTATTAATGAAGAAGTTATTATTCCAAATATTCCAATTAATAAATGGTTAAATGTTGTAATTAGGTGTACAAATAAGAAAGTAGATGTTTATATTAATGGTACAATTGCCAAAAGTGTTACATTGGTAGGCGTTCCAAAACAAAATTATGGTGATGTTTATATGGCAATGAATGGTGGGTTTAATGGATTTATTTCAAATTTGTGGTATTATAGTTATGCTTTAGGGACAACAGCTATACAAGATTTAGCAAGGGGTGGTCCAAACACCAAAATGTTGACTTCACAAAATTATAAGAATAAAAATTCAGATTACTTGTCATTAAGATGGTACTTTTACGGAAACAACGACCAATATAATCCATAAGTTTATTTTGTATATTGTATTTGTATTTATTTTTAAAAAGTATTTAAAAATAAAAATATGACATTTAATATATTAATGTCTTGTTTGGGTAATTCATATAACCCAATTCCAACAAGAAGGTGGACAAGGTATAACCCAAATTGTAACAATTTTGTCGGATTATCAACTGCAAATATTCTAGAAAATGAACATAATTTGTCAAATTCAATAAAGTATAAATTGGATGTTTATAAAAAAGGAAATGTTCTTCAATATAAAAAAAATAGTTCAAATACTACAAAAGCGCAAAAATATTCTTCAATGGTAAGAGGTACCTGGGTTAATGCTAATAAAGTGTGGGCTACACAGAGTCAAACATATACTAATCCTAATACAAATCTTCTTAAATTAGTTAATAATGGTTATTATTTATTACCACAACCTATACAGACACCTACTCATACAGAAACCATCATAAGTGACGGAGGAACCTTATTGTGTAATATAATACAAAATCCATATACCGGACAAACATTGAGTAAAACTTATTATCAAGAGTGTTACCCAACAACCTGTTCGGATGTTCCTGGAAAACCGATATTCTTATGCTGGAATAAGGGATTACAAACATATTATCCTAAAACAAAACTTACATATGGAAATAGTAATAATAAATTTCCAACAAATGCCAAGTTTATTATTGCAGCAAATTAAAATTAATATATTATAAAATTTCTTTTATCTTTTCAATTTGCTCCATAGTAAGCGTTTCAGGTGTGTTTACTTTAAAGTGTATAATTAAATTGCCAATCAAATTATCTCTCGGTATTCCCATATTAGGAATTATTTTATTGTAATTATGTTTTATTATATTACCAATATTATTATTAATAGTATATATTTTATTATTAATATATTTCAATTCAAAACTAAACCCACATAGTGATTCTTTTAATGTTATATTTTTTTCATAAATTAAATCTAATCCATTTCTTTTAAATTCTGTATTATTTTCAACATTAATAATAATTTTTACATCACCTTTGAGTTGTTCATTTACAACATTTCCATCACCTTTTAAAATAATAATTTCATTATCATCAATTCCTTTAAGTATATTTACATATAATGTCTGTTTTTCAAATACTTTATTATTATTTTCAATAATCCATCTTTCAATTTCAACTGGTAAAGATTTATCAGTAAATATATTTTCGATATTTATTTTTAAATTGTGTATTATTGGTGGAGGTTTTTGTAGATTATTTACAAAATTAACAGGAATTCCATTATTAAAAACGTGAAATCCAAACGGGACCCCTGTATTTCTTTGATTTCCATTTAAATTGCCAAAAAATATATTTTCAAAAAATTCATCAATATTACTATTATTGAATACTCCTGTACCTACATCAGGATTATTATTCATTTTCATAAAAGGGTTGTTTTTTAAAAAATCATATTCTTTTTTTTTATTTATATCACTTAATATTTCAAAGGCTGAACTAATTTGTTGAAACATATCTATTGATTCAGCAGAACCACCATTTTTGTCAGGATGCCATTTAAGTGACAATTTACGATATGCCTTTTTGATTTCTTCTTGAGTAGCATTTTCTGTAATATTTAATGTTTCATAATGATTATTTGTTTTATTCATTTAATATTATTAATTAAGATAAACTTAAACAATAATTTACGAATATAATTAATAATATGGATGATAAATTATTTATTAACAAATACCAACCACTATATTTTAAAGATTTTGAGTTAGATGAGCAATTAATAAGTATTTTTAATACATTTATTAGTATTAATAATTTGAATATATTATTAATAGGTAATATAGGATGCGGAAAAACAACAATATTGAATGCTTTAATAAGAGAATATTACAAAGATTACGAACAAAATATTTATGAATCAAATGTATTATATATAAATAGTTTGAAAGAACAAGGTATCAATTATTATCGTAATGATGTAAAAACATTTTGTCAAACTTGCTCTTCAATTAAAAATAAGAAAAAAATAGTAATCTTGGATGATATTGATTTAATTAATGAAAATAGTCAACAAGTTTTCAGGAATTGTATTGATAAATTTAGTCATAATGTTCATTTTATTTCATCGTGTAATAATATTCAAAAGGTAATTGAAAGTATTCAATCAAGATTAACAATCATTAAATTAAATACATTAGAGAGAGAACATCTGTATAAAATAATGAATAAAATCAAAATTAAAGAAAATAT